GAAAAAAGAAAATGAAAATGAATTGGGTGATTGGTCAAATGAAAACATACAGAAAAATAAAGAAAGGTATATGCGTCAGCATTTTCCATGGTTAATGGAGGGCCATAAACAAATATCATAATGAAAACTTTTAATCATGTTAAATTAAGTGAACTTGATTTTGAATTAGAATCAGAGACAACAGAAACGGGTAGGGTTTATAAAACACCAGGAGGAAAATCCTACCCGTCTATCACGACCATCTTATCAAACTACAATAAAAAAGCAATTTACGAGTGGCGACAAAGAGTTGGTGAAAAAGAAGCCAATCGTGTTTCTAAAGCTGCATCTGGTCGTGGTACCAAGTTACACAATGTTGTTGAAAAATATCTTTTAAACGAAATGAATGATATAAACCATCAATTCATAATGCCTGATACAAAAGAGTTATTTTTCAAAGTGAAACCTTTTTTGGATAATCACATTGGTGACATATATGGCATTGAACAACCATTGTATAGTGACAGATTGCAGATTGCGGGCCGCTGTGATTGTATTGCAGAATGGGAAGGTGAGTTATCAATTGTAGATTGGAAAACATCAACAAGAATAAAAGATAAAGACCACATACAAAACTATTTTATGCAATGTACCGCATATGCTGAAATGTTTGAGGAAAGAACAGGTAGACCAATTCGCCAAATCGTGATTGCAATTGCCGTAGAAAATTCAAATATGCCTTCAATTTTTATTGAAAACAAAGCTGACTATCTTTTGCCTCTCCAAGAATACATTTTACGATATAATAGGCCATTATAAATAGATGATGAAAAAATTATTGTCAACTTTATTGTTTCTTCCTGCATTAGCTATTGGACAGGTTGAATCTGTGTATTTTGAAAGTATTTGTGTAACTCAAAAAGATCTTGAAGCATCAATGATGAAACATGGTGAAAAACCTTTCATAACTGCTCTAGCTTATAGAATTACTGAAGGTAAACCGATGTCTCATTCTATTGTAGTGTTTATGAATCCAAATACTAAATCTTGGACATTTGTTGAAAAAACTGATTCAAATTCTTTTTGTGTCATTGGTGTTGGCACAAAGATGGAACCATTTTTTAGTAAATAAAAAAATTCGTTGAAGGTTGTAAAAGATGCGTTGGACGGGAGTGCGAATCTCCCCATCTCCACCACAAATATATTGGATCTGGCGAGCAGTAATGTGTCGCCTCCACCGGATGCCTAGAGCGAGCAAGTCCAGCTATCTGGTCCAGTATATTTCTGATGGGGGTGAATAGTATCGACAGCGTATATAATGAACAACTGGAGAATCGGCAAAGCTAAAGCCGTATGGTTGAGGTAACTTGGCCAAAGAAGCAAAAAACACAAACGCCAATGATGAGCGCTTTGCTCTAGCCGCTTAAAGGTTAGATGGGGTTTCACCAACTGCACCTTATAACCCAAGCAGTTGGTATTCTTAATTAAGGAGATTATAATATGAAAGCAGTTGCACTTATCGCAGCATCGCTGTTTGCAGTAACCGCCTTTGCTAATGCACCGAAGAAAGAAGAGCCAAAGAAAGACGCTCCGAAAGCTGAAGTCAAAAAAGACGAAAAAAAGAAGTAAAAATATGGTGGGCTTGTCCCACCGTATTCATTATGAACCTGTGAGAATATGAAAGTAAAAATCGGACCTTATAAAAATTGGATTGGGCCATATCAAATAGCCGAGAAGATCCTATTTTTCATTCCAAAATACAATAAGACAACACATGAATATACCAAAGCGTATGACAAGTATGTTCACGGTTTTGGTGAATGGTTAACTCAAGACAAAAATGGAAACTCCTCTTGGTTGACTAAACTTTGCCATTGGATTGAATCGAAACGCAAACGAACTATCAAAGTTAATATTGACCGATGGGACACTTGGTCAATGGATCACACATTGGCACTTATTATTTTGCCAATGCTCAAACAATTAAAAGAAACAAATCATGGCGCACCTTTTGTGGATGATGAAGATGTACCAGAAGAATTGCGTAGCACATCAGCACCACCAAAAGAAAATGAATGGGACACCGATGCCAATCATTTCAAACGATTTGAATGGGTAATGGATGAAATGATTTGGGCTTTTGAGCAATTAGTTGATGATGACAATGATGCACAATTTCATTCAGGCAATTCAGATGTAAAATCTGTGCCGTGTGAGTGGGACGAAAAGGGTGAGCCAAAAATGTATTCTTTGGAACATGGCTCCAATCACACCGCAGTATTTGATAAAGAAGGTTATGATAAACATAATGAAAGAATTCAAAACGGTCTAAGACTGTTTGGTCGCTATTACAGAAATTTATGGGACTAAATAAGTAACCAGCATACACACATTCGCTGGTAAACACACAAACACACAGGAGAAAATTATGTCTAATATGACACCCTTTGAAATACGGCTAGAGCTACTCAAGATGGCGAGAGATATGCTCAATGACGATTATTATGGCAAACGTGAACAAATCGCCAATCAATGGTCAGTAGATTGTGATACTGCCAAACTCAAAGGTGAAGACCCACCGAAACATCCAGGGTATCCACCATTTCCCTCTGAATCAGAAGTTATCGCCAAAGCAGCGACTTTGAATAATTTCGTTTCAAACATAACCGTAGATACTAAAACAACAACTAAAAAATCTACCTGATGGGACAAGGACGGCTTCGGCCGTCCCCTAACAATTAAGGAGAAATTATGAAAAGAGCAATAGTGCTTTTCACAATTAGTTTGATTGCATTAATTATAGGATTTACCTCACTTACATTAACATCGGTAATAAAAATACCATATAAAGCATATTACGCTTTTATGTCATCGGATGCTAAACACCAAATAGAGTGTTTAGCAGAAAACATTTATTTCGAATCGGCACATGAACCCACAAAAGGCCAAATGGCAGTGGCATTTGTTACAATTAATCGAGTTAAATCAGGTTACTTCAAAGACGATATTTGCGGTGTTGTAAAACAAAAAATCAATGGTGTTTGTCAATTTTCTTGGTGGTGTGAAGACAGACCAAAGGCAATATCAACAGCAAAAGCCTTGACAAACAATTCAAATCCGTTGTATAATAATATTCGTAACTTAGCGGTTTATGTGTATGCAAATCACGATAAAATTGAAGACCCATCAAAAGGTGCTTTGTTTTATCATGCCGATTATGTAAATCCTAAATGGAGAAACATGGAACATCTTACAACAATTGGCCGCCATATTTTTTACATACGAAAGGACATGAAAAATTGGATAAGTTAACTGATAAACTAAAGGGTGATAATGTGCCTATAATTTGTATTACATTATTATTTTTAACTGCCGTAATTTGTATTGGTTGGTATCACATACATGATCGTAGTTTAATGGCAGAAAATATGAACAATGCAATTACAAAAGGTATTGATCCGCTTTCAGTTCGTTGCTCATATGTAAAGAGTGATGATATTATTTGTGTAGCATTTGCAGCATCAGCGCAATCACATAGTGTAGTGCAACAAACACCAACTAAACGATAATTGAAAGAATTATATTATGTCTAAATTTACTTTTATTTGTGAAGATGAACCAATGCCATTTGCCACTAACGTAGATGCAAAAAGGACTGTTCAATTTAATTCTGGTTCTTTAGGAACAATCATTGAAGAATTTGAAAACTTTTTGCGTGGCTGTGGTTTTCATTTTCGTGGTCAGTTAGATTTTATTGATGACGATGACGATTCATATATTGCAACTGACGAACAATTAAATTCTGATTTCTCAGAAATTCCACAAAATAACTGGCCATTTGAAACAAAACCTAATGTGAGTGACAGGTAATGCCTACAAAAGATGAAATGGGAAAATTTGCAAAAGCAATTGATGCGTTAGTAGCAAACACCGATTTAAATTACATAGAAGCAATTGTTCAGTATTGTAAAGAAACTGGTTTAGAGATTGAAGTGGCAGCATCGTTAGTGAATTCAAATCTTAAATCAAAATTAGCTAACAATGCCATGGATTTAAATTTATTAAAAGAAAAAGGTTCTAGGCTTCCAATATGACAGGGTACGAGGCTTTCGGTCTTTATGAATCCCTCAAACTTCATTTCGCCAAAGATAATTATGATTTCTTTCATTATAATGGCAAGACAAACATAAGTATCACAGCATTTGAAAATCGTAAAGACAAATATCATTTTTATAAACTATCACGCAAGTTTAGCAATCGTGATGAATTGATTTCGTTTATTGTTGCAAATCTGCTTACAAAAGAAACATTGTGGGTTGGTGACTTATTGAGTGATACCGCAGAAGTGAATTTTCGTGAACATCAACGAATTCTTCAATCGCTTTCGTATGTTTTTGAAAATGATTGTAAGGAAGTATTTAATGGCCATGATGATCCAAATGCTGTATTAAAGGTGAATGACGGAGATTATCCAATATTACTTACAAAGACGCTTCGCAAGGAAATACATATTGAAAGCTTTACAATGTTGGCCAAAATTTTACCATTTATGAAGAATTGGTCAAAAGAGATTTCAGATACCATTCGATGGCCCATATTTAAAATCAAAGTAGAAAAATTAATGCCATTTTTACCAGAAGACACAAAATATAAACTTATACTTAAAAAAATTATAAAGAAATGATAAAAAAAAATTTACCTTAATAAAAGCTTGACTTGTGACTAAATAAATGATATAATATGTTTTTGTGGATAAGTCGTTTATACATCGTTCATATACCGTTATACGAAAGGAAATACTATGAGTAGTTTTGCAAATCTAAAGCGTGGTCGTTCTGACCTCTCTAAACTTACCAAAGCAATTGAAGCAACAAACCAAACCAACGAAGGTGGTTCTAAAGATGATACTCGTTTTTGGCAACCAGAAGTAGATAAAGCTGGTAATGGTATGGCAGTAATTCGCTTTCTGCCTGCACCTCAGGTTGATGGTGATGATGCTCTGCCATGGGTTCGTGTATTCTCACATGGATTCCAAGGACCAGGCGGTTGGTTAATTGATAATTGCTTGACAACACTAAATGAAAAATGTCCAGTGTGTGAGCATAACAATACATTATGGAATTCTGGCATTGAAGCAAATAAAGACATTGCTCGAAAACAAAAACGCAAATTATCTTATATCGCCAATGTTTTGATTGTTTCTGACCCAGCAAATAAATCAAATGAAGGTCAAATTAAACTGTTTAAGTTTGGTAAGAAAATCTTTGATAAGATTACAGAGGCTATGAATCCTGAATTTGCTGATGAAACACCAATTAATCCATTTGATTTATGGGAAGGTGCTAACTTCAAACTTAAAATTCGTAATGTTGAAGGTTATCGTAACTATGATAAATCAGAGTTTGCTGATAAATCTGCACTCTTTGATGGTGATGATGAAAAACTTGAGGCTCTTTGGAAAACAGAGTATAGTCTCAAAGAATTTCTTGAGCGTAAGAACTTCAAAACTTATGACCAGTTGAAACAAAGATTGGACAAAGCACTAGGTTTTGATGGAGTTGCACCTGTATCTAAATCTAAAGCAGCTGATGTAACTGCTGACACATCTATCATTGATAAATCTATGAGTGAAGAAGATGAAGATTTGGATTATTTTAAATCCCTTGCGGAATCTAACTGATTCTAACCCATGCCATGCAAGTGCTACCCCGGCCTCGTGCCGGGGTTTTTAT